AACATCCCTCCCTTCGGGGAGGGACAAACATTAAAAGCTATGATAGATTGGAATGATTGCCTGCCAACAAAAGAAATGCAGGCTGACTTTGAAAGATTCAAAGAACTAAAAACCACAGAAGAAAAAGAAGCTTTCAAAAAGGAAATGCAGGATAAATATAATAAGCTACCGGAAGCCCAAAAGGAAGCCTACAAAAAAGCATCTGAAGCTGGGCTAAAAGCAACAGTAAATGCCTGCAATGATTATATAGAAAGAGCGGAAGAAGCCATATTACGTGATAAACTTGGAGAATTGCCCGAAGCAATCTCATTCAGTTATATTGCAAAGAAATATTTTGGTAAAAGTAGAAACTGGCTATATCAGCGTATTAATGGGAATATAGTCAACGGGAAAAAGGCTCGCTTTACTGACAATGAACTCAAAACGTTCCTGAACGCTTTGAACGATGTTAGCGAAATGATTCATCAGACATCATTAAAAATCAGTTAAGCTCTTATTTGACACCATCCCTGCATTGAGCCGATGCAGGGATTTTTATTGTCTAATCGAAAAATAATTGTATCTTTGCAACATCAAGATAATACGGACATAATTCGGATTATTTGGGTTTGACTTTGGTGAGGGGGTGGTTCCCCTCACTTTTTTATTTCTACCGAACATTCTATAGTATATTATTTTCTGAAAGAATCACATTGTACAATTTTTCCAACAAACCACTAGAGATATATTCGTTTTTGTTTGCCTTTTGAAACAAGACTGGTGGAAAATGTATATATTCCATTCGGCGGGATACAGATTCATCATTTATCCCCTCTTTCAATCGCACATCTTTCAACTCAAGGTTATTGAACAAATCGGCATTCAAGTATAACCTTCGTGTCTCAATTGTTGATAATGAACTAAATGAGTTAAAAAACAACAACACAAGTTCATACTTTGACAGTTGCGCTCGAAATATATTCGAATATTTTAGAGGCGAAGTGAATTCCGAAGTCATTTCCAAAATATAATAAGCATTCCTAAAATATGTGCCAAGTTGATTTTTATATGGGGCAAAACAATGATCAGCGGCTTTAGCACAAGCTTCAGCTATGGGCTTGAAATTATTCTGTTCAAAATAGATCTTAATCGCATTTAAACAGAGGTAATCATAGGTGTTTATATGTACAGGATAAATATTAATCTTTCCTTTATGTATTCCAAATTCATGCTCTGAATAAATGTTGTTAATAGCAGTATTCAATTGACCATACATAAGCATCCATTGCTCTTTAGACATACTCTGGGGAATAATCCTCCTTACAAATTCCTCTTTGGAAAAATTCTCAGGAATACCTCTTCTGATTTCCAAATAGAAAGTATGATATAACTCTACATAAATCTGTCGATAAGTTTTTTCTGGTGTACAAAACTCATTATAAGGAGTTATTTTCCATTCACATTGTTTTTCATCATATACCCAATCTATTCTTTTCACTTGCAAAGCATCCCGATATGAAATGAAAATGCCAGACATATGGTGCTGCACTTGGTTCAACAGACGAGAGAGTTGCTGTTTATTCTGTCTTAATGTAAATAAAACTCCGACGAATGCTATTAATCCGGCAATCGCTCCTAATAGACTTCCAAACTCACCCCAGTCGGTCTGTTTATCCGCAAACTTACCTTTGGTCTGAATAAAATAGAAAGCTAAAATGACTATTATAATTAATATGAGGATGACAGTTCCCCAAACGAGCCAACCTTTTACATTTCTTTTCATTCTTATCATAAATCAAAATCTAATAAGTTTTAAAACAATATTATCAATTCAAATATAATCATGATTTTGATAAATAAAAAATATTTCCAGAAATAATAGATTCCAAAGGTACTAAAGTTTGTTCCTATTTATCACAGCAAACAATATAATACAAGTGCTCACCAATTATAGCTATACTTGACTTAAAAGAAAAGTTCTCACTTTTTTATTTTCCCGACCGAACTTTTCAATTATATATTAGTACTATCTTATGTAACCCTTCTGGAGAGTTTGTTGATTCGTGTGTTGTTGATTGGAAGGATTACAAAAACAAGAGGTAGCTTATTGGGCTACCTCTTCTAATCCTATTCATCAGGTGTTATTATAGGAATATCTCCTTTAAAAAACTGTGGCGGTATTGTTAAAGTCCCTACTACATTCCCCAAATTTGCAGTAAAAGTTGTAATAAAGGAACGAATATAAGGGAACATAATTGCAGGTGCATTAGCTGTCAGAAATTTCGCTTTAATATCCTCTGTTATATCCTCACTAAGTTTAAATTTACCTATAGCACGCAATGATAATAAAAAATAATTCTCATTGGAAACAGTAACTTCCATTACAATACTAAAAGTATCTCTTTTTTTCTTATTAAGAAAAACAGTAGGCTCACATTCTATCTCGACATCCATTTGTCTCCCTCTAGGAGCCTTGGCCTCAAATGTGACATTTACAATATCGACGCCATGAAAAGAGAGTTTTGGTTGAGTATTGACTTCCATTATGATGCGTTTAATAAATCTTCAGTTAAAGAAATATGGTTATGCATATTGCTATTATATCTTTCCTTATTTTCAATTACTTTTACGGAAAATTCAGAAGATACAATTTCCATTTGTGTATAATTACAGATTTCACCGACAAAATTGGATAACGCTTTTGCTTTTCTTTTCATAATCCAATCAGTCAAGCTTTCTGTAGTCTCATTTTCAAGAGCTTTATCAAGCTTCTGCTCTAACTTATTCAAGTCTAACATAATAACATTGTTCTTTAGTTAGCATTATACTCATCCTTAAATATAAAATCTGTTATACAGGACAATTTATAAACTACTGCCTGGATTCTTTTTCTATAAGGATATTTATTTATCAAAATAGAATCCCCTGTGGGTAAATCTTGAAAGATTATCCCATCTAATTCCTCTGTCCACTTAGCTTTCTCATTTATATACTCACAAACATCTTCTACTGTTGCTTTGATACCTGTCTTTTTCCAAATACGTTCTCCAACCTTGTCTATTTGTGACCGATAAAAATTATAATGTTCCTCATTAAAAACTGTATTCAGAAAATTCTCAGTTTCAATGTTTGCTTTATATATTTCAAAAGCACCTGTGCGCTTTTTGGAATTATATCCCCACGATACAGCATCAGTTTCTTCATCCCAAAAATAGTAACCACTACCTAACCAAGCATCATTCCTACTACAAATAGCAGGTCCTGATAACCTGAATCTTCTTTTCTCTTGGGTATGATACATTAAACGTTTCAAATCAATGATTTGTTTTTGCACCAGGCTTATATTAATATTTATTTTTTAGCTTTATCGCTACGTTGCGACAAAGCTAAACATTTAATTTTAAAGAAACAAATTTCATTTTTCAAGGAAATTTTGTATAAAACTTATACGTGTGGATGATTGATTGATTGATTGATGAACTAAAATTGCAATAAAACACTACTAATCAGCGATATACACAACTAATTTATCTCAATAAATGAATGATATATTCATCTTGTTACTGGGGTAATGTTAATACATTTTTAACACAATAACTTCGTAATCATCATTAATATTGATATATTGTTGACACAAATGAGTTATCAAATATCAATACACTTGTAATTTTGCCTAAATATCTATTTGAAGGCTACATTACTTCATTTTTAACCCATATATTATCCAATTGATAATGCCCAATAGAATTACTCCAATATAAATCTTATCTTTATGAAGCTTCCACCATGATAGCTCAACAACCTTCTCTCTTTGATTTAGTAAAGCATTCACCTTATTACTTATAGTATCAAGTCGATTCGAAAATTGTTGCAAGGTAATAGATAATGTTTCATAAACTTCGGTCCGTTCTTGCTCCTGTTTAGAGGCGGTGGTAGTACTTTCTTTGACTGGATACTGTTTTCCGGTTGAATCCGGAAGCGACAAGTAAACTGTTTTATTCTCAAATTTCAGCTCACTCAACTTGTCAGTAGTAATTTTCGTCTGCTTATTCACATCCAGCCGTAGTGATTCAATTAAGTTTCGCAAATACAAGAAATCCCCTGAATAGTCAATCTGCTTTTGTGACTCAATGTTATGAGAAGTTTTGCAAGAAGTAAACCATATTCCTGACATCAGGAACATGGTTATATAGATTAGCATTTTCATACTTTCAGATATTTACAAATACCTTTCACATGAAGAGAGACAATAGTCCGTTTACCTTCTTCTGACAGCAGGAAATCCACATCTTCTTTGTTATCCTGAAACAGATTCTCCGTCAGAACAGCCGGACACTTCGTATGCTTCAAGATATAAAAACTACTCTCCTTATCTGGATCACCGTCTGCCATATCCTTCCGTATCTTCATTCCAGGCAAGTATTCTTCAGCAGCCCCATACAGATAGTCAGCTAACTTATCGGCTTTTGTCTGCCCCACGCTAGTCCATGCCTCCCAACCACGTGCCTGCATCCAATTTGAGCCATTACCGGCTGCATTACAATGAATAGAAATAAGAATTGCTTCAAAAGTCTTATATTCATTCACCCGCCTACAACGTTCTGACAAAGGAACATCTATTTCCTCTTTCACGACCAGTTCCGCATCAATACCTAATTTACGCAATTCAAATACTACACGCCCAGCAATTTCACGGGTATAGGAGTATTCCCTTAACCTGCCATCTGGAGAACACTTACCCGGAGTATTACTACCGTGACCGTTATCAATCAATATTTTCATATCTTTCCTCTTTATCTAGTTCGTTTTCGATTCTATCAATAATTCCTTGTACATGTGTAGGCGTAGCTCGCTTAAATTCAAAACGTATTACATGGTAAATTATACGAAACCCTTTGTTTCTAGGATAAGCAATAATCAGATTCTTAAATGCGTTCTGAAGATATACATAAGAAAATACATACGTAATAGTCTTAATAACTAACAATGAGTTCTCACCGTCTCCTATCAAGCTCATAAAGGAGAAGACTACTTCAATGATTATAAGATAGAGAAGAAGTTCAACCAAGGCATTTTTAAACTTATCCCACTTAAAGTTTTTACAACGTATAATTGAAACACCATCAGCCCTCATTCCGCACCAAATATTAAATCCAAACATTATAACTAATGCTATAAGAAAACCTTTAGTCGGCGTTAAATAAGCAAGAAGAGAACTGAACATCGAAACGAAAATAATTCGTATCTGGTCTACATTAAATAGCTCATATAACCATCTCATAATATTAATCATAAAGTTACTACCAATATTGAAAACACAGTAATCAGCCCAGGAAGCAAAACAGTAGCTAATGCGTCAAGCCAATCAAAGATGAACCCGCACTTTTTCTGAATGTACTCAACCACTATTGCGGCAATGGCGGTTGTCGTTAAAGAAACAATAGCAGATTTACAGAAATCAATGCCTAATAGAAGGAAACAGAAAACAAGCATTACAACAAAGACGAACATCCCGGCTTTGGCGTGTGCCGGTCGGTTAGATTGCAAAATCCAATCATACAATACTTTTATACCCATACTCATAGCGTTTAATTATTAATAAAATATTCTGTATGGAACAAATGTATTGAGTATAATAACGAGTTTTACAAAAATGGAAAATCTTGGAAATCGATTCTATGATAAATATCTATAAAACAAGACATTATAATTTTCACTTTTTCCATAAATAAAAAAGGGATGCTTGAAAAGCACCCCTAAAACGACCAACAGATTGAACTATTAATCCGTAAACATATACACGGAAAGGTCAACCTTTTCTATTTCGTCAGAAATCGTATCTCCATACATTGTTAGACACACCCGATAACGGTCAATACTTCTTTGAATCTGTTGCAAGGTAGGTTTCTCGGGATATTCCGAACTGGCAAAAGTTACCAGTTCCTCACCATTCTCACTGGTACCAACCACCCGGAAGTGATGACGTACAATCCAGGTTCCGTCCGGCTGTTGCTCGATAGGCTTAGCAATCCCACGCGGTAAGATATTTTTTTGATCCATGTTTTTTGATATGTTTAATTAGTTGTTTTCTATGGTTATATTTATTCTTCAATACAAACTTTTCAAAATGTCCTTCGATATAAATATATTCCCACCATTCAGGAAGTAACATCGCTGCAATTTTACGACGGATATTGTACGTTGCAAAGTGTTTCATCAGGCCATAATAAGAGTTCATCGTACTCACAAACTTCTCAACATACGCTTCTGCAAATCCATTTTCAGCTATTCTATTAAATTTCCTGACAGCGTTATATGTGTTACCAACCACCCTGTTAGATACATAAATTCTACCCGGCAAAATGAACGCCCCAACAAACAAGACTCCTTTCTTATAATGCTGAAGATACAGTTTGCGTGGATGCAACCGTAAAAGGAGTTGTTCTTTCAGGAAACCATCAAGAAGATGGACTTTGGACAATATTTCTTCCGGTGATTTCACTACGATACAAAAGTCATCAACAAAGCGTACATAATACATGAATCCCAATATTTCCATCACGAAATAATCATATACAGACGCCAGAAAGTTGGCTATGAGTTGTGACGGCAGGTTCCCGATAGCCACTCCTCTGTCAGGATCATTATGAAACAGACTTTTATTACTGGGAAGTCTGTCCCACATGGAGACGGGAGAGCGTCTGATACACTTATTTTGTGGACAATGAAAGATAGTAACGGCTAGAAGGTAAAGCAAACATTCAATATCATCGCCTTTATAATTGTCCCTTACGAATATGTTCAGCATCTCCCATACCAACGATTTCGAGATAGACATGAAGAAACTGAACAGGTCATCTTTGAAAATGTACGCATCGGCAGTATAATTCTCACTGACCTCGACTATCATGTTATTCAGATAGTGCACGGCAGACAAGCATCCCTCACCCTTCCGGCAGTTCTTGGAGACGTTTCCTTGTTCCCGGAAGCGTTCCTCTAAGATCGGCTCGATACGAAGAGCGATCCAGTGATGGACAACGCGATCAATAAAAGCGGCGGCAAAGACTTCCCGATATACAGGGTAAGTCCGTATGAATACTTTTGAAAAGTCCGGTACATATTCACCGTAAATAATAGAATACCATAGCCGCACCAATGCGGACTGATAATCATTATAGAACTCAACACAATCCGTACTCGTTCTTTTCTGTCTGGCACAATCTTCGGATGCTTCGAAAATACTGCTAAGAAGTATGTCATAGATTATATTACCTGTTGCGGCGAGGGGACGAACCCGGTTCGCGTTCTGGCGGTTGTTCGTGTTGACGTTGCCGTTGTTGAAGTTCACGTTCCAACTGCTGGAAGCCGTTGCATCCGCTATCTTAGTCTTTCCCGGCTCATCACCGGGGGGATGCCCAATAAATAATTCTAATTGCTCACCCATAATCTCCGTAAAGATTACAGCTCCGGCTTTGCGACTTGTTGCGATCCGTTAGCTTTTTGCCGTTGGAGATCTGCAACCGTTTTTTTGTACCAGCCGGTACTTTGTTTACCGATACTCTCTGCAAGCAGACAGATTTCGGCTGTTTGAGTCAGGCTGGTCAAATGTCGTTCTTCACACACTCTTAGCAGTAATTTCAATGCATCAAACTCACACAAAAACTTCATCAGATAATCTGCACGGTGCTCAAGGTTCATATCTGTATTTGCATAACGGATATATTCGCAACAATGGACGGCAAGCATCATCAACTCCGTACCAAATTCATACCGGAACGCCTTGGGGAATTGTTGCCGGGCATCAATGATAAGGTTCAGAAGCTTATACATCGAATTTGATATAGGAAGGTCTTGTGTAAGTGCCATGTTAATTTTTTAATATTTTAATGTATGTATTAGAGGGCGCAAAGTTAATAACTGTAAAGCAATTAACACAATTTTAGCTCAAAAAAGTGAAACTAAAAAGCCCCTACCGGGGCTTTTATTTAGCTAACTCTCTAAGGGATAAATAATTAAAGGGATAAAGTGTTTATTGCGGCGAGGGGACGAACCCGGTTCGCGTTCTGGCGGTAGCTCGTGTTGACGATGCCGGCGTTGAAGTTCACGTTCCAACTGCTGGAAGCGTCATATTCGGTACTAGACCAATACCAGTTATTTGTAAATATATTTTGATTGCCAAACATAGAAGTTATGAGCTCATTGATTTCGGTTTTATACTTGGCCATAAGCATAAGTTCACCCAATGCGGGCAGGTTCCACACGGTTGTATCTTCAATTCCGTCAGATTCAAGCGTACAGGCTTTATAGGCTCTGGCAACTTCGGCGGCAGGGGCGCCGACAGTTCCCTGGGTGTCCTTGACGCCTGCAAGGGTTTCTATTATAACATCGGTATTTTCCTTGCCGTCGAAGGTATCATAGAGTCCTTGGTTACCACTACCGTAGTTTTTCAGGCCGCGTAAGTCGGTTCCGTAGCCACCCCATTTGAACGTTTTGTTGCCGCCTGCGTCAACGCAGTCACTTTTGGCGATAATGAACTGGTGGCATTCGGCACGAAGTCGGATGCCAATACGGATATACTTGGAGCGGTTATTTGCGCTCATGGAGTTCCATTCGGAAGCCGTGAAAAAGACTTGTTCACCGTCTTCAATTCGGAGAGTAGCCAAAGAAAGGTCAAGAAGCGTACCTGCCCATTGCATATACTTGGCGATGTCACTCGCCGGGGTATTTTCATTGACGGTTGTAAAACCGATTGATTGCAAAGCTGCAACTTGGTCTTGTTTATTCAGGCGCATAAGCATTGCGTTAGCGATATTTTTATCCATTTTATTATATAATTTTAGGTTAATACTATTCAGAAGCAACAGCTCTCACATGGAGAAGATTTGAATTTTTGTTTTGATTCGTAATACGCCCGGTATTCAGTTCGAACGCCCAGGCGGAGTTAGTATCCCAAATTGTTGATGACCAGTAGTATTTATCAGTCATCAGCATACTGTCACTACTCCAAAAGGTACGCATCATCTCATTGATTTTATCGCGATAGCGGTACATCAGAAGCATTTGGCCGGATGAAGGAAGGAACCAGTTAGATTCATCCTCGATACCGTCACTTTCCAAAGTGTAGGCACGGTATGCACGGGCGGCTTCGGCAGCTGGCGCACCGATCACACCACTATTATTTTGGTCTTTCAGAGTTGCGATAATGAGGTCAGTATCTTCCTCACCCGTGAAGCAGCCATACATGGCGCCCAGTCCTTTTTGATTCAGGCCATCTATGGCTTTGCCCTGACCGCCCCAGTAGAAGGTGGTAGTCATGTCGGCATTATAGCACTCCTGGGCGGAAATTACGAAGGAGTGTCCATGTGCCCGGATACGAAGACCGCGTTTGATAAACAACTGTTTGTTGGTAACCGTGAGGGAATCCCATTCCTCACGGGTGAAATACCATTTGGAGTTATCCGAGATGCGGTTACAGGCAAGATTCAAATCAAGCAGGCCGGCAGCCCACTTGATACGTTGTCCAAATTCAGATGCGCGGGAATTCTCGGTGATATCCGAGAATCCAACGGCGTTCAGTGCTGCTACTTGTGCCTGTTTATTCAAGCGAAGCAGCGTTGCGCTTTGTTCATTCGTCATAGTTACTTGTTGATTAAATCATTAATATCCATATTGTCTTCAGCGAAGCGTTCGAGATATTCTTCGTAGGTTTCGCCGTTATAATATTCAAGGACTTCATTGATGTTGTCCAGCGTTACGTTATCGTAGTACGGTTCCCCGCCATAAGACTCATTATTGAACCAGTTGATCAGGTCGATGTAGGCATCTATGACGGTAAGGATGACAAGGCCGTCGATACCGGATTCAAGAGATTCGATTTCATCCGTTTCACGGATAACTGTCAGTTCATACGTGCCGTTGACTACCGGTTTATCCTGTCTGTTGCCGTCCTCATCCATTCCGGCAACTCCATATTCGAGAATGGCAAGAAGCTCGGAGCCGTCAGCCTTCAGGGTCATGTTCGAGATACGGAGCATGGAAAGTTTACGGGATGCCGCTTGTGAAGCGAGGACGTCACGGAGCATCTGAATGGCGTCAAGTTGAGGCGACGTTTCAAGACGCAGGCGTTGGACGTTCGGCATGGATTCTATTTGCAGGCCGGACGGGGCGGAAAGACCGGTATAGGTCAGTTCAGGAAGACCGACAAAACGGAGGCTTGTCATTGTTGCTGGAAGAGAGATGTCATTAATCGGAGAAGTCTCTGCAAGAGTGATGTTCTCCAGTTTGCTACCGGACGCATTGATATGGGCGATACGTGGGCATTTGTCGGTAACGAGCGTAGCGATTTGTGTGTTCCGGATATCGAGTGATACGAGGAAGGGCATTTCGCCGCAGTTCAGCGAGGTAAGCGGTGCGTAAGAACCGATGGATTGTTCTGTATGGGTGTCAGAGCCCAAGATAAGGGTTTCCACAAGTTGCATGGCGGAGAAGCTCACCGTACTTGACAGGGAGATTTCAGACAGGTCGAGCAGCTTCATGCGGTCAGCCTGATAGATATACAGCAAGGCGCCTTCCTCATGTGAGAAGTTGGTGAATACATATTCTTCGCCCGCTTCAAGGAAGCAGCTTTCGGAAAGGTTGCCGCTAGCGTCATTGCCGACACCGAAGTAACCGTTTTTAGCAGCGACAATCCGGATGGTGGCGTTTGATTTGGAAGATACGCGCCCGGAAATTACACCGCTGAAGAAATCACCGGTTTGGAAATAGCCGTCACGAATACGCCAACGTCTTTCAATGAAGGACGGAAGGGCAGTAAGTCCAAGACCTTGCAGGGCATAAAAGTAGATAGCGTCAGAAGTGGCTGTATAGGAGATGTATTTCCGTTCACCATCGTAAGAACTAACCAGTTTCTGCCATTTTTTGAGCCGTTTGTCAATGAAGAAATGCGTAGCTCCTTCGGGTGAGAACGGGTGCAGGGTGACGCCGTCAATGGTCGCCTGAACGTTACGCATGGCGGCGGCAACGGTACGCAGGGAGAGTTCCGTACCGGATGAGTCAGTCCACACTACTTGCTGGAGATAGATGTTATTAAACAGAACGGAGCCGTAGCCAGCATAAGGGTTAGTGAATGTTTCATCGCTCGTCCGGTTGGGGTCCACCTCGGCATCAACCGTGCAACCACCGTCGTTGTCCTTGCTATTGAGCGTATCGCAGTCATAGATTTTATTCAGGTACATGCGCATGGCATCCTCGGAGCTGTACACACCGTCTGTTACGGAAGCATACTCTTCCAAGAACCACATCGGCTGCATATTCTTGGCGCGTTGGTCAGTGGCGGCAAGGTAGTCGGTGAAGATGTCATAACTCAAGACACTTTCTGGGCAGGCGTATTTATACAGGTTTTCCTTCCATGTTCTTTGCCAGTTCCCGCCTTTGGAGTAATCGCAGGAATCACAGAAGCGCAACCATCGGTAGAGGTTATAGGGCACTTTCTTACCCAAAGCGTAATCAATGGCGAGCTGGTCATCATCGACAAGCGATTCAAAGTAGTAAGTCCATGCCGGGAAGGTATCAGCAGAGATAGTTCCGTTATCCACGAGTTTTTGAACCCATGAGGACTTGTCCGTTTTCATGGCCATCATATCCTGAACAGAACCGACGCCCTGAAACCAGTCCATACCTTGGTAGTTAAGAAGTTCGAAACCTTCAACCGGATTCAGGACGTCACCGGTGACATTCCATTTGCCGTTTTCATACTTCATGGAACCGGACTGCTTTTTCCATGAGCTGTCCTGATACCTCATTATCCGGTACGAACTACCGCAATACAGGGAAAGCAGGTACACGCTGTCCGTATCGAGTCCGTCAGTCTGTTTGAAGCGTATCTCAATTGCGTCTAAAGTTTCGTCAGGAGTACCGAAGAACTCTATGAAGTCACCATAATTCAGGCAACCTTTGTTATAGCCGGGGGTATCTTTGAAGCCGAGGGCGAACTGTTCCCCTTTGTCTTCTTTCCAGTTGCCTTTGGCATGGAAATAGACGTTTTGCAGGCTGTCATCCTTACACCGATAGGTGGCTACCGGGTGATTGGCGGTAGAGTGGTTCATCTGCAAGTCTTCGATATGCAAGTCACCGCTGTCAAATGTTCCGTCAAATGCACGTTGGACAGGTGTCATATAGTTACCACCTAAGGCACGGTATGTAACGTTCATCATTTCACAGGCGCCGCAGTCGTTCGCATTACCGGAATCGGAGTAATCGACTTTTACGGTAATGACATCGACCGGGATTGTATTATCACCGACCTGTACCTTGTTGATGGCAGCCAAGGCTATTGCACGGCGTCCTTCCTCCGTCGTATCGTCCGGATTAAGTAGTATGATTCGAGTGTCCTTGTTTTTGCCTTTGCTCTTGGCGAGGTAGTAGCGTTTATTCTTTACCGGGCGTTTGGCAGAGGTGGTTCCCTGGTTGCGGGTTTGGACACTCACGGCCTTGAAGTTACGCCACGGGCGTTCGGGGTCAAAGTAATAGAGCGTGATGTATATCTTCGTACTGGTGGAAGTGGTGCCGTCCAGTGCTTCTATATCGGAGCCTTCATAGGGGCATTCGACAATGTAAGGCATACCGCGTGAATAGATTTCGGCAGCCGACGGGCGGCTTTGGGTACTACCCTCGGCTGTCTGGCTTTTAAGGATGTCCTCAAAGGCGTATTCCTTCACCATTACCTCTGTATCGGTCAGACGGACAAGGTAGTTCTTGAACGCCTGTGCCCATTCCATATAGGAGTTCCAGGCCATCATGTAATAAAGATACAAATCACCCAGTTTGCCGTCCATCGTTATATACTTGGTCTGAATCAGGGAGCCGCCGCCCGGAACATAACCAAGGCAGGCGACTTCCTCACCGTTGAGGAAGAGTTTCATCATGGAATACCGTGTGCCGTCACGTTCAACGTAGTTGCTTGCAGGTTCAACAACCACGGCTACGGTTATCTTTTCACCCTGTCGATAGGCGCGTTCTTCACGACGGGAAACGCCATTGTTACAGAAGATGCCGACCACCCGGCCGGTGACATAGAAGCCGGCACCGGACGTTTCGTCATAGCAGCTAAGGAGCAGGGCATCATCATCGGTCACGTTCTTGGAAGCGAAAGCGAACTGGATGGCGGCACCGTTGGATTCGATGGACGAGCCGGCAAACGGGGCATGGTTTAATGACACGCCCACATTCTCGGCTACGCGAAGGCAGTTCTCACCCAAGAATGTGCCAAAACCGTTGGTAGTCCAGTTGGCACCGTCCACTTTCATTTCATAATTACCGCTGACAATGCTATGGTCAGTTTCCTGATTGGTACGGGATGAGAAGTCAAAGTTATAGATGGCGCCTTCTTTTATGGCGGCGTCAATGGCGGAACCGCTAACTGTCACCCGGACAGGTTCGCTAGTCACGTCCTTGCATACGGCAGTATAGTTGACCGTATCGGTGCCGTCAGCCTTGTAGCCCTGCAGTTGTTGTTTGACCTGATAGGTTTTGTTACGACTGGCAGCAATTTGTGTTACCTGCACGTTATTGGCTTTCACGCTGACGGGTGAAGTCATTTCCAACGGGTCATAACAGGCAACATCAAGTTCTACGGTTTCGTACAGTCGGACTACTCCCCCGTTTTTATCATCGTATCTCAAGGCGACAAGAGGTGTGGAACTATTCGGGTCAATTACCATGACAGCCGTGTAGATGACATTTCCTTTCACTCCGGATGCGACATCCGTTCCTTGGATGCGCAAGGGATAGGTACCGTGTTCTAGGCCGAGGGAAGCAGGGCGGATTACAACGGAGTGCGAGTAGTTGTCATTTACAACGGTGGTAGACAGGGATTGCCATTCACCATTAATCTTGATGTCAACCTGGGCACTGATACCTTTATCAGAGGTGTTGTTTCCGAACTTATAGAGTGGAAGGCTGAAACTTTCAGTTGTCGGAGTAAGCAGAGTTTCAGGGGTATAGTTGAGCACCTGCACACAGGTACAGGTAATATCAACAGCTGTTACATTGATATTCTTGGAACCGGTGTTGCCGCTTTCGTCAGTGGCTATCAGCTTGAATTTCCGAGTACCAGCAGCCGTAAAGTATGTGGTGAAGTCCAGTTCAAAGGAGAAGTCCTTCATGTCACCGGAAGATGCTTTGTTGACGGTTTCAGTCCAGACGGTAAGCCCGCTTTCACGGTCTACGAGTTCCAGTTTCTCAATCAGGTTGTCAGAGGATTCGACACCGTTCGAGGTCACGGAACGAATCAGGGAAAACGCACGAGTGCTAATTGTTTAATA